GTATTATTATTCCCTAACCCCAATGAATAACTCGTTCATTGGGGTTTTCTTTTGTCTACTCAATCCCATTGCCGGAACCGGACCAAAAAACGCCGGAATGAGGCCGCCACGCAATTTCCGCACCCGACCCTATACAATCGCATAGGCAATCGCAATCATCGCACCACGGGGCAAATTAGCTCATTCTCCCAATCCGGGTATAATCCGACCAGCCACCAAAACAATCTGTTGAGTGACTGGAGATACGGGTATATGATACGGGAGATGGTAGAGAAATAACCAAAAATCGGGGCGGTATTGCGGTATTGCGGTATTGCAATCATTCATCCAACAGGATGTACGGGTATGGATAAACGGCTGTAGAGCCGGCCTGTAGGGAATAGGACAGGCGTGGGCTATTCCCTATGGAATGAGGCTACCGCAGGAGCAATCAATCAATCAATCAATCAATCAAATAGGAGATTCAATCAAATGCCAATCGTACAAATACTCGGCACACTGGAAATCGACTCGGAACGAGGGATTATCTATTTTCATTCCGAGGAATCCGGGAGAGCTATGCTAAGGATAACTGCATTACCAATCCCTGTGCCGCTTGACGGCTATGGGCATAAATTATGGAATTCTCATACCCCGTGTGAGCTTATGTTAAAGGTCGGGGATAGGGTAATAGGGGGGGTCGAATGAGCCGCTTTATACACGATTTTATATTACCATTGATAACCCTTTGCTATGTGCTATTAATTCTGTTCGGAGATTTGTTATGATAAAATTCGCAGCTTTCTGGTTCACCAAGGGGGAAAAAGTTAAGATAAATAAACCAGAGTCCCCTTATAATGGTTGCAGTTGTTTTATTACCAAAAGGAATCCAAGGCATAATCCAAATTTATATATAGTGGAAACAATCTCTGGTAAAAGCTTAGCCTTTTATGAGACTGAATTAGAAAGCCTATGGGAATATAATAAAAGAATGGGATTGCATGATAATATTCAAGAGGAGGCCTGAGCAATGTGCGAGCACACCCGACAGCGGGAAATCGAAAAATCCAAGGAAGAGTTTATCGCGCGACTTGCGCTGGAATCGGCTACCGCCTTGCGCAGGTTGGCAATGTTGGCGGTTTATACACCAGGAGCGAGCTTGCGGCAGGTAGTTAATCGGGTGCTAATGGCAGAGACCGACCGCCCGATGCAACGGTATAAGAGCTGTTCGGGGGGCAATCGGCTATGAAATTCAATCCCATTTGCCCAGGTTGCGGGACCTTCCGCGACCTCGAAAACACCTCTATTATGAAGAAACGAGATTCAACCGGGGAAGCGTACGATTGCCTGTACTACATTTGCAAAGCCTGTACGGTTAAGCGGAACCTGAGAATAAGAATGAGGAAGCAATCAACGGAGAAATTACTGGCTATGCTGGAGCAACATTGTAGAATGGCAGAATTGTATAGAAAAGAAATCTTAAAAAGGAGAGGGGCAAGCGATGTCAGCTAAACCATCAAAAATCCACCAACAATGCCAGCAACTCTGGCTCTTGGCCTTCAACACTCCGCAGACTCTTTCCTTTTCCAGCAGCAAGGAAACCGAACGGGCGAAGTTTACCCTATATGATGCAGTGCGAACCGCCCGCCGATCGGGCATAGGCACTCCAGAGCTGCTCAATGCCGTGGCGAATTGTGAAATCTGCCTAGCCCCGGATAAGCTGTCATTGACCCTGCAAAACAAAGCGGAGAATAGCTTCTTCGGGCAGATGATGGAGCAGTTGGAGGAAAAGGGCTGCGGGGCTGAGCAAGTAGAAGAGCGAACAGCTTCCGGTGAGCCGTTCCCCGATATGACCGAGAGCCTGCGGAAGTTGAAAGAAGAGCTGGAAGGGGGCAAGACCGCGCCCGGTAATCCATATTATAAAAGGGAGGAGCTTTAACCATGCCCAGCGATAAGATCAAGCCCCCAGATAACTTCCCGGAATACTTCCAACTTCCGTTCGCGCGGGGCCTTGGGAAATGGTGGCTACTATCTTCCGAGGACAAGCAACCTTGCCTAGCCCTTGCCAGGAAGTACCGCGCATTTCTCAAGTCCATCCCGCTGTATCCGCTGCATCCGCTCAATTCCGCCATGCTTGATAAGCAATACCGGACGAAAGTGGAGCAGCAGGCAAATGGCGAGTGGTCCTTGTTCATAGTTGTCAATAAAAAAATTGATTGGGATGGGATAATGGAGGGAAAAAACTCTCCCAAATGAAAAACACCCCGGCATTGAAATTTTCCTATTGCAAAGCTGACCGGGAATTGTTAGATTGCTAATTAATGAATGACCGAGCGGAATCGTTCCGCTAACCAATAACCAATAATCAATACTCAAAACAAACTGGAGAACATCATGGCAGATCCAATCAAAGAACTCGTAACAATGACTGATGGAAGAGAAGTAACCTTCGTCGGTGCCAAAAAGAAAATGATTAAGGAATCAACAATCGGAGAAGATGGTTCAATCTCCTGCAGATTTGATTTCCGCAACGGGGAAGTTTTAATGTTCACCGCGCCGGATGCACTGATTTCCAATTTCGCTGCCCACGGCGTTGAGCAGAAGCTCGGGGATTGCATCGCAGGGATTGCCGAGATCGACGATTGCGTCCTGGCAATGGAAAAATCAATCGCCAACCTCGAAGCTGGTAATTGGACTGTCAAGCGGGAATCCGATGGTATGGCTGGCACCTCCATCCTTATCCGCGCCTTGGTTGAATACTCCGGCAAGCCCGTAGAAGCAATCAAAGGTTACCTTGCCGACAAAACCCAAGCGCAAAAGATTGCCCTGCGCAGCAATCCTGCGGTGAAAGTTATTGTGGATAGACTTGAGGCGGAGAAAGCCGCTAACAAGAAGGGTCCAAGTATCGACACCGAAGCACTGCTCGGAGAATTGGCCAATTAACCGGCAGCACTAAACACACCAAGGATGTTGTGTCCTTGGCTCGAACCCCCGCTAGAAGGCTTTGTCTCCCGATCTAGCGGGGGTTTTTTGTTGGCTGCCGGGGCGAGAGGGTTGTTTAATTCAGGTTGTCGTTTTTCCATTTACAATCTCATTACACCGTGGTATTATCTATTAATAATCCAATGGGGAAATCAATTCCCATTTGAAAACAACCACATAGGGAGACTACCCACATGATCAGCCACAAAGAACTACTATCCAATTTCACCACCCCGTTTTCCGATCTACCTGTCCTTGACCTTCCCGACGACAAAGCCGAGCCGGATGATTCCGATTTCGCTGAGCTGGACGCGATGATCGCAAAGGCTTCTTACACTTCCCCGCAGACAAAAAACAAAGCCAATCTAAAGGTATTCCAGGAGAAAGTCTCCGAGGCCTGCAGAGCGCAGAGCTTTCGGCTCAGGGAGGGGATTATCGTTTGGCTGCAGATCGAGTGCAAGTGCGGCAGCAAGATGCCTTTGCTGTTCCAGCGGAATATGGAGAAATGGCAATTCGGGAGCAGCTTTCATTGGAAAACCGTTCAGGAATTCGAGCAAGGACTGCCGGACGGACTAATCAATAATGCAGTTATCCGACGAGAGGTTTGCTTCTGCGGGAATTGCACCCCGATAGTCGGGGAAGTAGGAGAATTTAAAGATATGGTTAAAGGAGAACAAGAAAGATGAAGATTGAAGTAGAAGTAGAAAAAGGATATGAACCGCTGGCGAATGCCTTAATCCAGGCCCTCAACCAGTCTCAGTATGGCAAAGGAAAGCAATGCCACGCCAATGGCTTGCCATTCCTTCAGCAGCCAATTATGACCCGCGCAAGGGAAGTTGGAGAGGGGGGATTGGCTTTCCAATCTATGAAAAAGATCCTGGAAGCATTCAATTGCAAGGATAATAGCAGGGCAGTGGAAGATATGCTCGGAGCTATTGTTTATGTTGCGGCGCAGGCGTTGCTGCGACAGGAGGGGGAGCAGAAGGAAGATATAAGGGAGCCTGTTCCTGTGGTAATATGTGATTGTTGTGGGTATTACCACTATTCAGATAATTGCCCAGAGTGCGGCTGTCCGGTGGAAAAGGTAGATACCAGCAGGTTCGTATGTAAACCGATACTAGATGAAGGAGGCCCTTCCAATGGCTAGACCAAGAAAAGCAGTCAGACCAATCGAGAAAAACATCTCCATCCCGGAAGATCTTGTCTGCAAAGTGGACCTTCGGCTGTTCTCGGAATTAGAAGGGAGAGTGCCACACGGCGCCTGGAGCCGGTATGTATCAGGGCTGATTCGGAAAGAGCTGGCAGAGGCGGAAGGTCGCAGTTGCGGATTGATTATTGATTAAGGGGGGCAGCAGCAATGAGCAGAAATGATGATATTATGAACAGGTGTCAGGCCCGATACGATGCAATGACGCCGTTCGAAGATGAATACGAGGACGATTATCCAGATGAAGACGAAGGCTACGAAGGCTTTGATGAAGAGGACCTGGATGATGAAGATTGGCTTGACGCTGAACCTTCCTTCAACCCAGAGCAAAAGATCGCCGTTGGGCTTATGCTGGACTTCATCGCCGATCCGGAAGGCAGCTATTTCCTCTTATCCGGAGCAGCCGGTACCGGCAAGACATATTGCATTAAGCACCTGATCGAAAACACCAGCAAGAAGATAGTCTTCACCGCGCCGACCAATAAGGCAACCAAGGTCCTGCGGGAAACCCTAACCACGGAAGATTATCAGCCCATTTGCAGAACCATCTATTCTCTGCTCGGTCTGAAGCTCGAACCATCGGGGAAGTTGAAGAAGTTAGTCGCACCGGAAAACCCAATCGACCTCAAAGACCACAAGATTATCGTGATAGATGAAGCGAGTATGGTTAATGCTGTCCTGTGGAAGGAAATCCAATCCGCAACAGAGAGCTTCCGACTGAAGATCATCTTCATGGGTGATAGCAATCAGCTCCCGCCGATCAGCGAGAAGGCCTCTTTAATCTGGCAATACCCGGATATAAAGGCGGAGCTGTTGCAAGTAATGCGATTCGACAATCAAATCCTGGAACTAGCCGAGCGGATCAAGAACCAAGTCAACCACCCAGCCCCAACTATCTCCTTGCTCAGCAACAACGACGAGATCGAAGGGGTATGGAAGCTGGAGGAAACCGCCTTCCGCGCAGAGATAGTCCGGCAAGCCCGCCTTGGTAATTTCTCCCGCTCGGAGTCTCAAGCAAAGGCAATCGCTTGGCGAAACATAACAGTCGATTCCCTCAACAGGCTAATCCGTGCGCAGCTCTTCGATAATTCCGCTTCCGAGCGCTGGCTTCCAGGTGACCGAGTGCTGCTAACCGCCCCGGCCAACGACGTATTAAAGGACGGGAAGCAGATGATCGGACACACGGATGATGAAGGAGTTATCGAGCGTATTGCAATCGGCTCGCACCCGAAGTATTCCGATTTCAAATGCTATAATATCTCCCTCATAACGGATGAAAACAAGCGCATATCCCTGTGGGTATTGCATCCCGATTCATCCATAGACGAGCAAATACGCCTACACAACCTCGCAAACGATGCGAAGCTCAACCCCCGACGCTGGCGCGATTATTGGCAATTCAAGGATGCTTTCCATTCCATCAAGCACGCCTACGCCATAACCGCGCACCGGGCGCAGGGCAGCACCTACGACACCGCTTTTGTTGTCTGGAATGATATATTGCTGAATCGGGACCGAGGGGAGGCATATAGGTGCCTTTACGTAGCTTGTACCCGCCCGAAGAAGCGGCTTTATCTGGGGAGGGTTTAGATATGGAATACGAACAATCAATTTGCGCTGTTTGTGGATTAGTAGGAGATTTTTGTGGGTATCACCACCTAGGCCCAAAAAAACTAAGCCTTTGTATATCATGTGCAGAAACGAAAGTTGATGTATATAAGATAACTTTATGTGGTGAAAGTGCCGGACTTATTATTGAAACTACTGCAGAAGCAGTTGATACGATTAAAGTGCTCATCGAAGAGATGTCTTATGGGGATGGGTATAGTATTACCAAAGAAAACCTAAAAAGATTATTGATAGTTAATTTACCAGAATTTTCTGGATTTTAACTTAGTGGGTATAATTCTTTCCAGCATCTGAAAATAACTCTTCCATGACTGGCCGCAATCGGGTATGATACATAAACAATCAAATAGGAGATCGAACAAATGGAAAGAACATTTACACAGGAAATCAAACCGACCCCACGGGAATTGGCTGAGGAATTTTGCAATATGGACGGGGATAAGCAAGCGGAATTCTTCAGCGAAATAGCTACAATAAAGGATACTTGGAATTTCCCATTTGTTTTTCAACTGCAAGCTATCACTGATTCCCCAAAATTAACAGATGAAGGAAGGCAGGTAATGGCAGATATCGGTGAATATGCACCAAAATACCAAGAGGAAGGCTAATGGAACCAACAGCAGACATCAAAGAACAACTAGTCCAATGGAGGGCCAAGGCAGCCGCCGGAACCCTCTCCATGCCGGAAATGCTGGAAGCAATCGCTTACCTCCGAACCTTGCGGACTTCCGCAACGACGAAGGCGAAGGCAAAAGGGACGAGTAAGAAGGTTATTAATTCAGAAGAAATGCTTGGGGAATTGGCCGGGCTTTAGGAAGCAGGATGAGAGTGGCGGAATTGGTAGACGCTTCAGGTGGCTAGGGTACTGCAAAAAAGGAAAGTATTTCTCTGAGTTAAACATACGGATAAAGAGAATGTTCAGAACTTGAGTAGTAAAGCTGTCAAAGGTTGGACGTAGGAACTAAACAGGCCCATGCAGGTTCGAATCCTGCCTCTCATCACCATTTAGCAGCAAGAGCAACCAAAGGGAGACAAAAAATGAATGATTTCAGAACTATGACGGAAGAACAATTGCTAGCACTGGATTACGATCAAAAGCAATTGATAATTGACCTTGACTGTGCACAACAAGGACTGCCGCTGTTACCGGACGATCCAGGGCCAAAGCCGGAGGTTATAGCAGTAACCCCAGATTCCTGTATATACGAAGTTGCGGGAGTTGCAGTTTTGACCTTGGAAGAGGCACAGGAAATTCTTGCCTTTTTAGCTAAGTTCAAGCTTGTTCAAAAGCAGTACTCTAATTCCGGCTACTATGTAAGCGCTTTGGAAGGAACTGATTACAGCTACCCAAAAGCAACCAAAACACCAACCTTCACCAAAGAATTCCTTGAAGTGTCAAAGGATGCTATAAAACGCAATACTCAGATATTAGCAGAGTGGGAGAAGCGGGAAAAGGGATACAAAAATGCGATTGCTGATCGCAAGGGTATTATCTCTGAGCTGGAAGATCTTATCGAATCCGCCAGAGATAGCTACTACAAGCGGGAACAACTCCGTAGCAAATTCCAACGCTATCTCTCCCTGGCCAAGGGGGATAGAGAAGTTGCGGTGAATTTCTTAAAGGCTGTTGAGAGTCTGTTCGATTTCCCGGAGCTGGAAAAGGAGTTCCTAACTCCACCGGAGGCCGAAGTATGAGCCAGCAATATTCTGAAGCCCGCGCGGAGCTAGGCATAATCCCCTCCTTCCCGCCGGTAATCGATTCCTCCATGCTTTCCGATTTCCGGGCCTGCCCTTGGAAGGGATACTTAACCTACATCGAGCATTGGAAGCCGAACTTCGAATCCGTCCATCTGATAGCTGGAGGCGCCTTTGCAAAGGGAATTGAAATCGCCCGGAAGTGCTTCTATGAACAAGGGATGAATCAACCGGATTCAGAGGCAATGGGGCTGCAAGCCTTGATAACCGCCTACGGGGATTTCGAGTGCCCGGCGGATTCCGCTAAGGACTTGGACAGGATGTGTGGAGCGCTGGAATTCTACCTCTCCATGTACCCCCTAGGCCAGGATGGCGCAGAGCCGATAACCCTGCCCTCCGGTCGCCGAGGCATCGAGTTTTCTTTCGCAGAGCCCTTGGACCGCCAGCACCCAGACTCTGGCAACCCGCTCTTGTTCTCCGGTCGGGCGGATATGGTCGCAGAGTTCGCCGGAGCAGTATTCAACTTCGACGAAAAGACTACAACCCAGCTCGGACAGAAGTGGGGAGCGCAGTGGGATTTGCGGAGCCAGTTCACCAGCTATTGCTGGGCAGGGCGGCGAATTGGAGTCCCTATGCAGGGAACCATCGTCCGGGGCATTTCCATCCTCAAGTCCAAGTACGACACTCAGCAAGCCATTACTTATCGCTCGGGCTGGGAGTTGGACAGATGGGAAGAGATGCTATATCGGGACATTGACAGAATGTTGGAGATGTTTGCTGAGCAGATTGCCGAACCCCGGAAGTCCCTCGACGGTGCTTGCACCCGCTCTGGCAACCCTTGGGACAGGAACTTCGAACCCGCTTGCAATGACTACGGCGGCTGCCCATTCCGGGGAGTCTGCAAGTCCAAGAACCCTTACGACGTCCTGCAAGCAGACTTCCAGCGCAGAGTCTGGGACCCGATGCAGCACAAGGAAGTATCCGTGGAAGAGTGGGAGGCGAGCTGGAAATAATCCATGAAACGCCTCTATATTATAAACGGGAAATACCTTGGCCAATCCCCAGTCCCCGCGCATCTCTCCTGGCAGACCAATCTGCTATGGTATTGCGACAATTGCGGGGAAGTGTATGCAAGACTCCCGGTGGAGGATGCTCCGGGCGGGGATCGCTGCTGGCAAGCGATGGTCGGGGTTTGTGGGAAGTGCCAGCCCCGGCCTATGTTAAGTCATCGCTCCCCCGGCTCGATCTGGGATACAGTCTTCAACGGCTTGCATAAAGATTTCCCGGAAGAGGTACTGCGGTATGAGCTATTGCTATTAATTGATAATATTGAAAAGGAGCTACCACAAGATGACAATGCCTGAAAACACCATCCCCGCGCCAACAACCCTCCCTGGAGTGAACATCCTCCTGATGGGGCCAACAGGTACGGGCAAGACCCATTCAATCGGGACTCTAGTAGACGCGGGAATCGAGGTCTTCTACTTCGCCTTCGAAGCGGGCACGGAGTCCTTAATCGGATATTGGGCGGACAGCGGCAAGCCCGTCCCTTCCAATCTCCACATCATAACCGTTAAATCCGCGTCCTCAACCTGGGGGGATATGGCAGACTCCGT